CGGGGCAGGGCGGGGGTCAGCCGCCCGCTGCGCCCAGCCCGCCGCCATCGCCCGCCCAGGCGCCCGTGGCGCCGTCGCCGGAAGACGGCGAGGCCGACGAAACCCCCGACGCCCCGGTCAGCTCCAAGTTCCAGCACTGGCGCGAGCGCGAGCAGCGGGCCAAGGCGCTGGCCGCCGAGCGCGCCAACGAGATCGCCGACGGCAAGCTGCTGCTGGCCGAGGACGCCAAGGCAGCCAACGCGCAGGCCTTCACCGTCGTGCGCATCGAGATGGAACAACTGGCCGAAACCCTCGCCCCCCAGATGATCGGCCTCACCGACGAAGCCCGCGCGCGCGGCCTGATGGTGGAAGCCGTCGAACACGCGCTGGCCGAATGCGCCCGCCGCCTCAACGAACTCGCCCGGGAGCCCGCCCGATGACCACCCCAACCGGCCTCGACCTGCTGGCGATCAACGTGCGCTTCTTCTGGCGCTCGCTGGATCGCATCCACGAAGGCACCAAACGCCACCTCTACGTCAGCCCCCACACACGCGCCATGGCCACCTGGGGCCCGCCGGAGTATCTGGTCGGCACCTACATGCGCGACTGCCCGCTGGGCTACCTCGTGGAAGACCTCGAGGCGCACCTCGGCATGAACCCTGGCGCGTTGCACGGTCCGTTCCGACTGGCCGCGCGCGCGGAGCACAGCGCCTAAGGCGCCATCCATGACCGTCGCCGCCCTGCCCCTGCTCGCGTCTTCCGCTGCCCGCGCCATCGCGCCGCGGCAGTCGCTGACCGTGTCGCAGTGGGCGGACGCCCGCCGCATCCTCGGCAGCAAGACCAGCAGCAAGGTCGGCGCCTGGCGCACCGACCGCACCCCGCTGCTGCGCGAGCCGATGGACTGCCTGTCGGCGCGCAGCCCGGTGCGCGACATGGTGTGCATCTTCCCGATCCAGTTCGGCAAGTCGGAGATCATCACCAACGCCGTCGGCTACACCATCGACCACGACCCTTGCCCCATCATGGTCGCGGTGCCGGGCGAGGTGTCGCAGGAGAAGTTCCGCAACCAGAAGCTGGTGCCGCTGATCGAGGACACGCCGGCCGTCGCGGAAGCACTCACCAGCATCGCCAGCCGCAACGCGGCCAACCGCGCCAACTTCAAGGACTTCACCGGCGGCCAGTTGCAGGTCGAGCACGCCGGCAGCCCCACGCGCCTGAAGTCGTCGTCGATCAAGCGGCTGATCGTCGACGAGCTCGACAGCTTCGCCACCGAGTACCGCGGCGGCGACGACCCGCTCAAGATGCTCGACGGCCGCACCACCGCGTTCCCGGGTTCGTACAAGCGCGCCTACCTCGGCACGCCCGAGCTCGCCGGCACCAGCCGCCTCGAATACCTTTGGGCCAAGTCCGACCAGCGCCGCTACTACGTCGCGTGCCCGCACTGCGGCGAGCGCCAGCCGCTGGAATGGAAAGGCCTGCACTGGTCGCCGGACCGCAGCGACGCCTGGTACGAATGCCGCGCTTGCCTGGAGCGCATCGAAGAACGCGACAAGCCCGAGCTGCTCGCGCGCGGTCAGTGGGTGCCGGAGAACCCCGGCGCGCGGATCCGCGGCTATCGCGCGAACGCTCTGTACTACGGCCTCGGCATGGGCCTGCGCTGGCTCGACCTCGTCGAGGAGTGGTACGACGCGCAGCACGACGACAAGAAGCTCAAGACCTTCACCAACGACCGGCTGGCGGAAGCCTGGGCAGACGCCAGGCTGCGCAACGTCAACGACCGGCTCATGCTCGATCGCGCCGAGTCCTACCCGCTGCGCACCGCACCGCAGCCCGTGCTCGAGCTCACCGCCGGCGTCGACACGCAGGACAACCGCCTCGCCGTGCACATCACCGGCTGGACCCGGCGCATGCAGTCCTACACCATCGACTACGTCGAGCTGCCCGGCGACCCCGAACTGCCCGCCGTGTGGGACGCCCTGGTTGATCTGCTGCAGCGCCCCATCCAGCACGAGTCCGGCGCCCTGATGCGCCCCGCCGCGGTGGCGATCGACATGGGCGGCCACCGCACTGAGTCCGTCAAGCACTTTGTGCGCAGCGGCCGGCTGCGCCGCGCCATGGCCATCTTCGGCGCCGTGTCCAACAACGCCCCGATCCTCGGCAAGCCCAAGGATGCCGACGTCACCTGGCGCGGCAAGGTCGACAAGCGCGGCGTGCGCATCTACGCCGTCGGCACCGTCGAGGCGAAGCTGGTGCTCTACCGCCGCATCGCAGGCGACGCCGAGCGCGAGCTGGTCGACCGCATGGTGCGGTTCACCGACCAGCTGCCCGTCGACTACCTGCCCGGGCTGGTGAGCGAGACCTTCAATCCGTCGAAGAACCGCTTCGAAAAGAAGTCCGGCGCCCGCAACGAGCCGCTCGACACCTGGGTCTACAGCTACGCCGCAGCCCACCACCCGGAGCTTCGCCTGCACCGGCGAAGCAACGCGGACTGGGACGCGGCCGAAAAGCGCCTCGCCGGCGCGAAGCGCGCCACCGGCGCGCCACCGGAAGACGGCGCCAGCGCGCCGCCCGAGGCGCCACCGCCGCGCACAACGAACAACGGGGCGGGCGCCAAGCGCCCATGGACGCCGCGGCGCGTCGGATCGTGGATGAAGGGGTAGGACATGCTCAGCCAATCACAGCTCGACGAACGACTGCGGGAATGGACCCACGAGTACGGCTGGGGCGGACTGCGCGGCGGCATACGCGGGCGCAACCTGCTGCAGCGGTTGATCGATCACGCGGGCTTCGTGCCCGAGCGCTGCAACCCGACCGGCCGCAGTCACCAGACCTGGGGCGACGAAGTCGAAGCTGTGGTCGCCGACCTGCAGACGGCGCCGCCGGATCCGCGTGACCCGGGCTACACCTACCGCGTGGCCATGGCCCTGCGCGTCACCCACCTCGGTCCCAGCCACTGGCCGCCGGAAGAGCGCATCGCGGCGCTGCGCAAGGTTGGCGTCGTGATCTCGCGCGCCAGCTACTACAAACTGCTCGAGATCGGCCACATGTACCTGCGCGCCTCGATCCGCGCCCGCGAGGCCGCCGCGTGAGCCGTCGCATGTGGATAACTATGGTAAGTCGTTGATCCTATAACCCCATTGCGTCTAGACGGAAACCCCTTCAACCTAGGCACACTGAGCGCGCTGCGTCCGAAAGGTCCGGCGCGTTCGCCGTTTCAGGGCCCGGCGGTTCCGACTCGCATCCCCCCGTTGCGACCTCTCCCCGGCGCCGCCGGGACCTGACCCCCACGAGGAACCCCACGATGCGAATCCTGGTGCTGCTGCTGGCAGCGCTCACGCTGTGCGCGCGCGCGACGCTGAAGCGCGAAGGCGGCTGAGTTGTGGCAGACCCGGACAAGGCGCCCCGCTTTACGACGGGGGATCTCGTGAGCATCGCCACCTCGCTGCTGCTAGCCGGCGTGGTGTGGGGCGCCTCGGACCAGCGGCTGCAGGCGATCGAAGAAGAGCAAGCCCGCATGCGCCCCACGGTCGAGCTGGTGCCGGTGCTCGTGCAGCGCCAGAACGAAGCCGACCGCCGCGCTGCCGAAACACGCCTGGAGATCAAGGAATCGCTGCGCGAGATCCGCGAAGACGTGCGCGCCATCCGCGCCAACGTGGACCCGCATGAAGCAACGCCACCACGGCGCCGGCCATGACCATGCGCCTGTCGAAGTGGTTCGAGCTCGACGAGTTCACCGCCAGCCAGGTCGCCACCCGCATGGGCCTGGTCATCATGCCCACGCGCACCATCATCGACAACCTCACCGCGCTGGCCGTGCGCGTGCTCGACCCGCTGCGCGACCGGCTCGGCCGGCCCATCACCATCACCAGCGGCTACCGCCCGCCGGAAGTCAACGAAGCCATCCGCGGCAGCGCGCGCAGCCAGCACCTGCGCGGCGAAGCGGCCGACTTCGTCGTGCGCGGCGTCGCACCCGCGGTGGTCATCGCGCACATGCGCAAGCTCGAACTGCCGGTCGACCAGTGCATCCTGGAGTTCGGCCAGTGGGTGCATGTCAGCCACCGCCTGCACGGACCGCAGCGCGGCGAGTACCTGCGCGCCGAACGCGCGCCCACCGGAGTCGTCCACTACACCCCGCTCTGAGGACCACCTCATGCTCGGCAAGCTCAAAGCCGCCATCCGCGTCCTGCGCACCGGCGAGGAAATCGCCAACCCGGTTGCGTGGAAAAACGCGCAGATCGGCGTCAACCTGCTCACCGGCTTCCTGGTCGCGCTGGCCGCTTTTGCCGGCGAGTTCGGTCTGCATCTCGATCTCACCGCCGTGCAACTGGAAGGCGCCGCCTACGGCGTGTTCGCCCTGCTGGGCGTGTTCAACGCGGTGCTGACCGCGATCACCAGCAAGAAAACAGGCCTGCTGCCCGCGCAGAAGGCCGACGACCGAGAACCTCGGGGCTAGCGGTGCGCGCACTGGCCGTCGTCGTCGCCACGCTCCTGTCGGCGGCGACGGCCGGCTGCGCCAGCAATCCCGAGAAACCGCAGCCCGCCAAGCGCGACTGCAAACCCACCGCCAAGACCCTCAGCTACCGCGCGCTTTCGTGCGACGGCGTGCTGCTGGGCGGCCATTGCTACACCTGGATCATTGGAACGGAGTGCGCCCTGTGACCAAGTACGTCGAAATCCTGCGCGCGCTGGCCGCGCTGCTGCCCATCGTCCTGCAGCTGGTCCGCCAGCTCGAGGACGCCCTGCCCACCAGCGGCGCCGGCGCCGCCAAGCTGGCCCAGATCAAGGCCATCCTGCAGCAGGTGTTCGGCACGCTCAGCGGCCTCAGCGTCACCTTCGAGCAGCTCTGGCCCACGGTACAAGCGCTGATCACCGGCGTTGTCGGCGCGTTTAACGCGCTGGGCGTGTTTCGCAAGAGCGGCCAGCTGCCGGCGGCGGAAGGCTGACATCATGCCGAGCCTGATCTACAACCGCGGCCTCGAGAACGCAGCCCGCGGCACCATCGACTTCGACACCGACACCTTCCGGGTGATGCTGACCACGTCGGCCTACACCGAGAACAAGGACACCCACGACTTCCGCGACGACGTCACCAACGAGGTCAGCGGCGCCGGCTACACGACCGGCGGCAACGTGGTCACCGTCACCGTCACCCGCGACGACGCCAACGACCGCGTCGACATCAGCCTCGGCGGCACCACCTGGCCGACCAGCACCATCACCGCGCGCAAGGCCGTCTACTACAAGTCGCGCGGCGGCGCCGCCAGCGCCGACGAGATCATCGCGGTCAACGACTTCGGCACCGACGTGATCAGCACCGGCGGCACCTTCACGCTCAACGCCTCGACGCTGCGGATCCAGAACTGATATGGCCGACAACGTCACCCTGCCGGGCACCGGCGAAGTCGTCGCCACCGACGACATCGGCACGCGCCAGTATCAGCGGATCAAGCTGACCGACGGGCTGGCCGACAGCGAAGTGCACGCGCGCGTCAAGGACACCAACGCCGACGCGCATGACGCGGGCATGGTGGTCCGCCTGACCCCGCAGGACACCTGGTCGGTCAGCTTCACCCGCGTCAACGGCAGCGCGCTGGATTCGCCGGAGATGACCCTGCGCCGCCAGGGCACGGGCGTCACGGTCAGCCAGGCGGCCAGCAACCTGCTGGTGGGCGCCGGCACCACGGCTAACGCGGAGTTCCTCGCGCGCTCCACCATCACCTTCAACGGCGCGCTGATCGAGAGGCACCAGACGGTGCTCTCGCAGCGCATCGCCAACAACAACTTCGCCGTGCTGCTCGCCGATCGGATCGGCGAGGGCCTGAGCTGCACGATCAACAGCACGACCAGCATCAGCGTGACGCTGACCGCGCACGGCTTCACCGCCGCCAACGTCGGCCAGTCCATGTTCGTCGGCGCGATCAACGGCGCCAACGGCGTGCCGGGCCGCTATGCCATCGCGTCGATCCCGGACGCGAACACCATCAACTTCACGGTCGCCGGCTGGCCGGCAAGTGGTAGCTGCACGGTCGACCTGTTCGGCTGGAACTACATCCGCTGGCTCTACACGGGCACCACGGTCACCAACGCCAACATCGACGCCCAGCGCTACGGCTGGAACAGCGGCGACACGGTCGCCACGATCAACACCACGGCCAGCCCCGGCCACATGGCGCAGACCGCGATCGACGGGCGCAACGTCTACTTTTCCGACACCCTGGTCGCGTCCAGCACCGCGCCGACGGTCACCCTGCGCGGGCATCGCGTCGTGTCGATCCCCGACGACGACATCGAACTGTACCTGTACCTGTGGAGCTTCAACGGCACCACCAACCCGGCGTCCGGCACCACCTGGACGGTCGGCTTCGTGGCCGTCGAGGACACGGTCAACCTGCCGGTCTACTTTGCCGGCGCGCGCCCGACGGGCACGGCGGCGCCGATCCCGGTCGTGCAGACCGTCGCGGGCCCCACCCAGCCGGTCTCGGGCACGGTCACCGCCAACGCCGGCACGGGCACTTTTGCCGTGTCGCTGGCGACCAACACGCCGACGCTGGCGGCCGGCAGCAACCTGGCCGCCGACTTCGCCATGCAGTACCGCGCCAGCGCCACCGGCGCCGGCACGCCGACCAACATCAACTGTCCGGCAACGCCTGCGGTTCAGACCATCAAGGGTTCTGCGGGTCGCCTGCTGGGCCTGTACCTCGTCAACACGAACGCCACGATCCGCTGGCTGAAGGTCTACAACATCGTTTCTCCGACGCTGGCATCGTCTACAGCAACGCTGCGCGTCCCGCTGCCGCAGAACGAGCCGGTTTTCATCAACTTCGAGGGCGGCATGGCGTTCGGCACCGCGATCACCTGCGCTGTCACGTCCACGGCATCGATGACGGATTCGACGGGCGCTGTGACTGCCGACGACGTCACCGGGTTCTCGGTCCACGCCTGACCCATGCTGCTGTTTCTGCTCAACCAGCCGGCGGGCAGCGGCTCGGCGACTGCGAACGGCATCACCCTCACCGCCACCGCCAGCCTGATCGCCGGCGCGGCCAGCGCGGCGTCCGGCGCGACGGCCAACGGCGTCACGGTTACGGCGACGACTGCCCTGGTCGCCGGGGCGGCGCAGGGCGGGGCAGCTGCCGCAGGGCAGACCCTCGCCGCCAGTTCTTCCCTGGTCGCGGGCACCGCGGTCGGCGGCGCGGTCGCACCGGGGGCGACTGTCGTCGCCACGACAACGATCGTTGCCGGATCGGCAACGGGCGGCAGCATCGGCGATGCCAGCGCCGCGGGCGCGGTGATCACCGCGGTCGCCACCCTGCTGGCGGGCGCCGCCCAGGCGCTGCCCAACGCGCCGGCCAGCCAGCGCCGCATCGGCGAGTCGGTCGCGGACGCCGAGCGCCGGATCGGCGCCAGCGTGCTCGACGAAGTGCGGCGGATCGGCACGCCGGTGGCGCGCCGCAACCCACAACGGATCGGATGACCATGCAGCAGCAGCGACTCATCGCGGGCGATTCGCTGGTCTTCACGACCAGCGTGCCCGACTATCCGCCGACGGCCGGCTACACGCTGACCTATCGGCTGGTGCGCCGCGACGCCGCCGGCGCGCCGATCAGCTTCGCCGCCGGCGTGTCGGGCGACGTCTACAGCGTGGCCGTCACCCCGGCCACCACCGCCGCCTGGACGCCCGGCCGCTACACCTGGGCCAGCTACGCCAGCAAGGCCGGCGAGCGCTACACCGTCGGCCAGGGCGAGCTGGTGATCGAGGCCGATCCCGCCACCGTCGCCGCGCCCTACGACAACAGGTCCCACGCCCGCAAGGTGCTGGACGCGATCGAGGCCGTGCTCGAGCAGCGCGCGACCACCGACCAGATGCAGATGAGCATCGCCGGTCGCTCGCTGACCCGGATGCAGGTCGCCGACCTGCTGGTGCTGCGCGACCGCTACCGCGCCGAGGTCGGCAGCGAAGACGCCGCGGCCAAGCTGGCAGCGGGGCAGAAAAACCCCCGCTTCATCGGAGTGAGGTTCAGCCGTGCGTAAGGTCTACGACAGCCCGCTCTGGGGTTCGGTGATGGCCGCCCCGGCGCCTGCGCCGCGCCGCGCCACCGGCACCCGACTCTACGCCGGCGCGCGCAATTCGCGCCTGACCGGCGGCTTCGGCAGCGGCGACACCAGCGCCGACGCCGAGCTCAACAGCAGCCTCGCCAAGCTGCGCCAGCGCTCGCGCGAGCTGGTGCGCGACGCGGCCTTCGCCAAGCGCGCGCGCGAGGTGGTGGTCAACAACGTCATCGGCGCCGGCGTCGGCCTGCAGGCGCAGGTGCGCAGCACCCGCGACACCCTGCGCGGCGACGTCAACGACGGCATCGAAAACGCCTGGTGGTCGTGGTGCGATGCGGATTCCTGCCACACCGGCGGCGCGCTGCACTTCCACGACTTCGAGCGCGCCTGCATGGGCCAGGTGTTCGACGCGGGCGAGGTGTTCGTGCGCAAGCACTACAGCCGCTTCGGCGGCTCGTCGGTGCCGCTGGCGCTGGAACTGATCGAGGCCGAGCGCCTCGCCAGCGAATACCAGTCGCCGGCCGGCATCGACCCCGGCAGCAACTACCGCCTCGGCGTCGAGCACGACAGCTTCGGCCGCGCCATCGCCTACTGGTTCCGCGAGCGCCACCCCGGCGACCTGCGCTGGACGGTGGGCGGCAGCGAGCGCCTGGTGCGCGTGCCGGCCAGCGACATCGTACACCTGCGGATCATCACGCGCTGGCCGCAGACCCGCGGCGAGCCCTGGCTGCACGCGGTGGTGCGCAAGCTCGGCGACGTCGACGGATACTCCGAATCCGAAGTGGTCGCCGCCCGCGCGGCCGCGGCCTACATGGCGATCATCGAAACCCCGGACCCGGCCTCGCCGCTGGTCGGCGCCGAGGAAGGCGCCAACGGCCAGAAGCAGATCGAGATCGAGCCCGGCACCGCCGTGCACCTGCAGCCCGGCGAGAAGTGGAACAGCTACACCCCGAACCGCCCGAACCCCAACATGGAAGGGTTCATGCGCCACATGCTGCGCGAGATCGCCGCCGGCGCCTCGTGCAGCTACGAGTCGCTGTCGCGCGACTACTCGCAAAGCAACTACTCGAGCAGCCGGCTGGCCCTGCTCGACGACCGCGATACCTGGAAGACCCTGCAGCAGTGGTGGGTGCGCAGCTTCCGCGCGCCGCTGCACCGCGTCTGGCTGCGCCAGGCGGTGCTGTCGCGCGCGATCCCGGCGATCCGGGTCGAGGAATACGCGATCGACCCGTCGAAGTTCGAGTCGGTGCAGTTCAAGCCGCGCG